CAGCCAGTCATGGAAGGCCACCGGATTCTCAGTAAAGTGCCTATGATGGGCATGGCAGAGCGTCACAGCGTTATCTAATGACCACCTCACCACCTTTGATCGCCTGCCGTAGATGTGGCAGCACTCCAGGGTGTCTGGCCTGCCGCAATAAAGGCAATACTCATCCCTAGCCCTTACGCACTTGCTAAACCAAATATCTGCCGCATCTCGCTTAATGGACATTATCAGGCTCCGCTATTTCCACGATTTCAAGGTCAGTCATTAGGCATGACATCCATAGATCAAAAAAATCGCTAATTGTCATATTTATTGTAATACCCTCAGTAAATGTGTCGGTATATACAACGGTATGCTTTGGGTTTGAAAGGTCTGATACAGCACCTCCAACCTCTGCCGTTAAAAGAATTGCTTCCCCCTTTGGCAGCTTGACCCCCATCAATTCAATCATGTCCTTGGCCTCACCGTTACTCTGGCAATCTCGCCATCAAGTTTGTCATAGGTGATAATCTTCGCACCCCTACGAGATACCCAGCCTCCACGGGCAGCATAAGCATCTCTGGCAGCAAGTGTCGGATGCTGTTCCGCGATAGCACCACCGTCCTCTACCACGCGCTCATGGTGGTAATGGCCAGTAGCGATATAGGTGTAGCTGGCTTTGCCCCACATCTCCCGAAAACGTGGCTCACTAGCAAACAGCTTATGCAATTGGGCCAGCTTCATTTTGTGACCGTGATGAAAGGCCAGCATTGTTTCACCATGTAGATAAGCGTAATACGGAAACTCGTTATCAATAACCTCTAGTCGTGGCTCATCAGCAAAAAGATGTTTGATGTACTTCCGTAGCCAGATGCTTCCGCTAATATCATGGTTTCCTTCTGCTGATACCACCAACACCTTGTCAAACTTTTTAAGCATCATCCTGACTGCTTCAGCCATAACTGACATGGCCAACTCAACTAGCTTCCCGTATCGGGTGTCCGCATCAAGGGGGTGAGCGGAAATTGGCGTACTGGCCGACAAAATTCCGTCCCAATGCAAAAAATCGCCGAGCTGACAAAGCAGGCCGGTGCCGGACTTAGGGCTAGCTTGAATCATGTCATGGATAGAGTTGAGAAAAACATCTCGGGCGATTTCAACACTCCAGTCTTCGCCGGTCTCAGCCTGCCACGAGTACATACCGAGGTGAAAATCCGTGATCGTTAGAAGTGAAAGAAGGTTTTGGTCTGTGGATGTTGGGGGCTTGGTAGGCTTAAACTTTGGAAGATTTTTTGTGGCGTTCTCCAGCCTTTCAATCAGTATTTCAAACTGACGCTCTTCATCGGTCTGAGACTTGACCCATTGGCGTATTGGTCTACCGTCTTCATCATAGAAGGTCGATATGCCCTTGATCTTGTGGCCGTCTGGCACTGGGTGGTTCCAGTCATTACTCGGGCTGTAGCCTCTTTTTGCGGCCTTGTTTTTAACAACTGTCAGCCTATCTCTCAACGCTGTTCTGCAAATTCCTAGCCTTGACGCGGCCTCTCTTTGGCTAAGACCCTCAATTTCAGTCAGCGTGACCGCATCTGCCTGCTCTTTTGTTTGACAAAACTGTAATAATGGATGATCCACACTAACCCCCTTTGAGTTTCATATACTCCGAATCTATGGGACAGGCCAGCTTTACTCCGTGATCTAATGCCCAGCTTTGAACCTGATCCATAAAATCCATCATCTCCCCTTTTTCAAGGCCGCTGGTTTCCCTCACCTGCGCCGGAATAACGGTCTTATGGATTACTCTGTCCTCTGTGCCAAGAAACTTGTACTTTAGAAGCTCTTTCATCGTTGCCTCTGTTATGTCTGCGCCCTTGGATGAGAAGTGATCTGCCATCTCTCGGCACCAAACATGAAACAGAGCATTCTGCGATAACGACCGCTTCTCTTGATAACGGCCAACTTTAAACTGTACCGGATACTCCCAGTTCCAATTATCTCTCAACCATCGCTCAAAAAACACCAATCTTTCAGTGATTTGCGCCGCATCCTTAATAATCCAAAACTCAGACATTATGAGTGCCTCATCATCTGAATGAATGACCATAACTCAGCGATATTGCTGAGTTCCTCCGGCTCAATACACCGACCCTTGCCCTGACCCAAGTCCTTAATGATGACCGAAGACTCAGCGTCCTTGCGGCCAATCCATCCATCAATACGCATCACATCTGGCTCATCGGTAGAGCAAACCAGGATTGCCGCATCCCAATTAAATGGCTTATTACCTGCAAACAGCAATCGGCCCTTTTCGTAAAATGTCGCTTTCACTTGAAGCGATAGCTCCCTGGCTCCAGCGTTGATAAAAAGGTCATTGCCTGAATCGACACCAAGCTCTGACGCACTAAACGGAATGTCAAAAACCTTTGCTACAGCAATCTCAGCTTTAATCCCTAGCAGGTCAACATCGTTATCTGTCCGAGTCTTATCAATCCGGTTATTTTCGACTCCGCTTGCCCTAGCAAGTTGCCACCGAAGTGCCGCCGCCTGCTCCGCTATTGCTATCTCACTTCGCTTAAGCCTGACTTTCATCTACCTCTCGCTCAATCATAATGTCTATGAGATGCCGAGCCTTGCGAAGATCATCAACGCCACCTTTGGCCTTATACCGAGACACGTACTTAATCACTCCATGCTCACACGGGCCTAGGTTATTGGCTAGGGCGTATTCCAATGGCCCAATTGCCATGTTTTTATAATGCTCCCCGCCAACCTGTATCTGCATTGCCGAAATTGTTAAATCCTCTGTAATAAGAAAGCTCTCCGACATTTTCCTTCCTCCATTTTTTAATGATTAACTTGCGGCACTCGCTACTCTTTACAAAACGCTCTTTTCCTTTTGAGTCTTTTACTGTTGGGACAATAACGTCATCCAGCAGCATCACCCTTATAGCGTCCATCGCAAACTTATTACTCTGCTTGAGCCTTGTTGATATATCGCTTTTGGTAAAAGGGGTGCCAGAGCAAAAGCTCTCGGTTCTCGTGTATATTTTTATCGCCTCATCAAGCGTCATTTCGCGATTCATATGCCCTCCAATATCAGCGCGTTTGAGTTCTCTCTTTTCTTAAATGCGCGGCCAGATGTCTGATAAAGCCCTATGGTTCCCTCAAAGCCAGTGCCATGACGCTGTTTCGCCACCACCAGCTTTAGGTCTGACTGCTTTTCTAAAACCTCTTGCTCTCTTTCATTTAGGGGTATCCCATACATCTGCTTGTTTAGCGCCTCTTTCCTTTTTTTGTTATGCCAGACGATCATCAAAAGGTGGCACTGATCCGTAATCGTCCCGCCGCCTCGTACATCAAAGCGAGTCGGGACATACTCATCTCCCCCTCGCTCTGGCTTCCTAACGTGATGCACAACAGCAATGTGTATATCCAGCGCCTCAGCCAACCCCATAAGTTGATTAAAAAATAACCGCTCACGCTGTATGTCCTCCGTGACGCCAGTAAACTGTAGATTATCAATGGCAACGATCTTGCAGCCTCGCCTTGCCATCGCGACAATCGCCCCTAAGCATTGAATAGGCTGAACCCCTCCGAGTATCCGATACCAAAAAATCTTGTTCTTTGACCAATTGGCAAACCGCTCGCCGTAATCCCGAGTTGGCTGGTCGCTAGCGGCTGACTGCATACACATTAGCTTGGCAGTATCCTTAACGCTCATCTCAAAACTAGCTAACCCAACGGGAACCTTTGACGCTGCCCAAGTGAGGCACTGGTTTAAAACGGTAGATTTCATGTGGCCGTTAATGCCTGCCCAAACTGAAACCTCGCCCATCCTGAGTCTCACGAGATCGCTAGTCTCAGCCCAGGGCAACTGAATGCCCGACTGGGCCGCATCGGTTACTAGATGGTTAAGAAACTCCTCCCGAAACGCATCAATGTCTACAACGTCCAAATCCTCGACCTTGCCATAAACGTCCTGAAGGTCTTTATCAGTAAAGTCCTCAACCTCTGACTGCTGTATTTGTCTCACAGAATAAACTCCCCATCATTTTTATTGTCTTTAGGAAACACTGATTTCCACCCACACTCTATAGCCATGTCAACACACTCCCTCTGCTTGGCATGGCTCAATGGTTTTAATTTATTGGCAACTATCGCTAACGACCTATCCGTGGTCGGCCCCTTGAACTTTCTGCGGTACGCTACCCAATCCTTCCAGACCTCTATATCGACCTCCTCCGGTGGCTTATAACGGCCATGTTTAACCCCTTGGTGGTTAATTGATGGTTCTTTGATGGTTAGAGTATTTAATTCTATACCGCTAGCGGTCTTTAATTGCGTACCGCTACCAGTCTTTAAATCAATACCGCTAGCACCAGTCTTTATTTCTATACCGCTAAGGTTGAGGGTATAGACCGTAGACTTGTTAAACCTTGGCTCCTTAGAGATAAGACCCTTTTCCACCAAGGCGGCTAATGCGCTACAGACTGCGTTGCGTGACGCGCAACTCCTCGTAATGATGTCTTGATAGCTAGGAAAGCATTGCCCTTGAGCGTCTGCCCTATCCGCTAAGGCAATCAGTACGGCCTTCTGAGTGCTGGTCACGTTTGTGACCTTGTTAAGCGCCCAGTTAATAGCCTCAATACTCACGATGCTTCCCTGATGACCTTACTAACGAAACCATTAGCGCGACCACCTTTCTTTAAAGCCCTGGCGTATGCCTGCTTGTCGGCTTGAGTCAATTGCTTGCCGGTCTTTTTGGCATACTCGGCAAACTCAACAATGTAGTCCTCGACCCGATCATCACGCTGAATCCGCTGTCGCCTGTAACCATCATCAGGAAATAAGCTCGACCAAGACAGGCCAATTGAGGTGAGAACGTCTAAAGCTGAACAGCCAGACCAACACTTGATTAAAACCTTACCGTCATCAGTCTCAGTAATTCTAAGAGAAGGCGACTTATCTTGATGGGATGGGCAAGTGCAAACCCATCTACCTGTACCAATTTGCTTAAAAAATGCGACACGATCCAAAATATCCTGTGCAGACACAGAACCCCCTTAGTATAATGTAGGTGAACTCCCTTGCCCGTACGGGCTTTAGCCCTCTTAACGAGGGCTTTTTTCTGCCAAAAATTCAGCAATGCTAACGTCAAGCGCCTTGCACAGCGATTGAACCGTATGCACTTTAAGATCGGATGATTTGCGCCAGCGGCTAATCTGCTGCTGACTCTTACCCATTCGCTCTCCAAGCTCACGGCAGTTAATACACCGCATCTTTTGCGCCTCGCGTAGTCTATCGCCAACGTGAATAAACATACAGACTCCTAAAACGGAATATCCTCGTCCGTTACTTCGGTCTTGCCCTCGGGCTTCCAGTTGTCAATGACTGCGTAGCCCTTGCCACCCTTGCTGACCTTCATGTCCATGTTGATCCACTCGGTGTCAGGGTTCTGCTTCAAGTAGCCTTGCATCCACTCGCGAAACTGCGCCACGTTAATGCTGGCCTTGCCAATAACAAAGCTCGGAGCGTTGTCGTGCTTAGGCTTGGGGTAAATCCCTCCAATCATATCGTCCATTTTTTTCTCCTTACTGCTCTAGCAGTGTTTCGATGACTTTATTGGCTGTCTGGAACTCTCTCAAAGACAGGTGCATTCGGTTTCCCGTGCGACACTCTTTAAGACGGACAGTGCCGTTACCGTATAAGTACACTCGCAAGAAAAAATCTTCCTCTCCTTCTGAGTCCCTAGAAATATCGGCGCAGTTAAAAAAGTGATCTAAAAACTCTCGCCCCTCTTCGCTCTCATCCATTGATTATCTCCTTCCTGGCTTGGTTTACTTCATCTGAGCGCAAATACGCCCGTTCTGCGGTAGTAAATACACCGCCCTTGGTTGGAGCTAGCCACAACGCCGATTTGGTGTCATCGTCTAGCTCAAGCCATGCCTCAGCAAAAGCCAAAGCATCGCCATTCTCGTGCGCCTCCTTCATGTAAGCGATTGAATTAAAGTTAGCCCTTACAGCCTCGTTATGCTTCATCAGCGGCTCTACCGCCTCAGACGCATTCTGCTGGCTGATAGCGTTTGCCATCTCATCGGCTGATGCTATTTCCGTACCCATCAAATCACGATGCAGGAAGGCCACAGCGCGGCCACAGGCGCTTGTCTCGCATACTTCAAGCGATGAAAGTTTATGGATTTTAGACGCATCCCTGCGCTCCTCAGCCCATCCTGTGGACACTAAGCGGTTATCACTGTCGTACACCTTGGAAACCATAACCACGCGCTCATCGTCTGCCGACACTAGCTCTGTGACTAAAGTGTGGTTAGGGTACTTGTCACGAAACTCAGCCACGCGAAGGGCGACCGTCTTGTACTCCTTCCCGTGGATATTGACTACACCTTCCTTCATTTTCTTCTCCCTTTAAATGGTTTGCCCCAGAACCCCTGCTCACTTAGCACCAGACCTATAGCACTCGGGCTTTCGGCGCATCTACGGTCTACCCCATGCCTACCTATCCGGTGGGCGTCAAATGCCTGATCGCCCCCGAATATACGCCTACACGAGGCGCAACCGGCAAGACGGCTATTTGTCTTGGGGATGGTGTAGTTGTCGAGTGTTTTTTCTTCAATCACGGCTAGCCTCCATTTCTCCGGCGGCATAGCTGTCGCCATAGCCTCGCTTGAATAAATCGGAAGCGTCATCAGGTAAGGGCTTGCCTTCATTCTGGGCATCCCAGCCTTTGAAGTATTCCCAAAACTGCTCATCGACAATGAGAGATCGGGCGACATCCTGAGCGTTACGCATAAGCTATGCCCTCCGCTTCCTGATCCATATAAAACTCATGGGCGGCTTTTTTTATGTAGTCCCAGATCGCCTTGCGATTGTGGATGCGAAAGTCGTCAGTCTGAAGCGGGTCAAAGGCCATAAGAACCCACTCAAAGCGGTTCTCAACAATGGCAGGAGCCACATCGTCCAGCCAGGACATATTCGCCTTGAAGAAGTTGTAGGCGATACCATCCATCGCCCACTCATCAAAGTACCCGATAAAGCCATAGTCGCGCCAGTCGGGGTGGTTCTCGTTAAGGTACTCAAGCACCTCATCAATAGACATATCCATAACGCTCTCCCTTTAGGGCCGGTTACGCGGGATTGACTCAGGATTGAGTTTATAAGGCCGCTCACTCGAGACACGCTCAGCGGCGGCCACAAAATCACCAGACGCCATTTCATCCAAATAAATGGCATTGAGCCAAATATATGCAAACTGGACATCTTGGCCAGTTGGGTCTTGACTGTCACACATAAAAATCACGTTTTCATGGTCGTGACTCATCGCCGCACGAATAGCGGTTTCGGGGTCATCAAACCTCTGCACCGCTGGCCCATACTCCAATGTTTTTACTTTGTAATCAATCATTGCTATACCTGCCTTGTTAATGGCTGTGTATCCAGCCGATAGGGAATACTGGCACACCACTAGTGTTGTTGGAAGACCCGCAATTAGACTAATTAGTTATATAAAATTAGATTAGTAAGACCAGATGGTTGGGGTTGGGAGGCTTGGGTCTATATCCAAATGAATAAAACGGTCTTCGCCCTTCTGCTGAATGCCGATACGCGGTACACCCTGCGCCAGAGCCACTTCTAAGAGCCTGTGAGCGCGTTCGTGGCTTACCCCTATGTCTACGGCTAGTCCGCGAGAATGCGCCCCAGGGAGCGTTTTACGGGCTTCTTCGGGGTGCTTGGGACACCTGTAGCCTGAAGTGACAGGTAGGGCAAATCCGCACTCGCCTCGAATGACGTTCAAGATATAGAGAAATTCAGGAGAAAAGTAATACAGCCCGCAGCAAGAGCAAGATAGCTCCGCATCAGTAAAATAGGATTTCATTGCGCCTTCTTGACGGTGTTGACGATTTTCTCCCCAGACCTGGCGACCACATAGCCCCCGAGTCCGATCTGTAAAAGCATCCACGCCTCATCCCGCAAAGGATTCGGGAGCCAGCCCATTGAATCGCCGACTGCTAGGGTTAAAAAGGTCAGCATGGTAATTGGTCGCCAAGTGGCCGTTATCCAATGCTCAGATTGAGCCTCGGCTTGAACAATGCTGGCTTTGGCTTGCAGGGCTTGCGACTCGTAATCAAACACCCTCTGCATAGCCGCCGCTTGAACATCTAAAAGGTGGGTTTTTGCCTGTAGCCTCTCATCTTCAGATGTATGCAATTCATCAATAAGCTCTGCGGCTGGCTTAAAGATTCCAGCAATGAGATCAGTGATAGAAAGCATTAAGACTTATCTGCTTTGTCGTCCAGCTTCTCAAGAATCCTGTCGAGTTTATCCTTGATGTCGGCAATTTCACGATCATGCGACTGTCTCGCCATGTCGGTCTCAGTTCTCAACACCGCGATTTGGGTAGTGTGATCTTGCTGGCGTTGATACATCAACCAAACAAACGCGCCCAAAGGCACAACCACATAGCGCATCAACGTATCAACAGCTTCCATTTTACAACCCTTGATTCCTTAATAGTCTGCCAGCGCGAGTGACATCCGCTAAATGGGATTTCTCGCAATGGTCTCTCTCAAATGGATAAGCAATAAAATCAATCACGGCTTTCATTATACCCCAGAAACGTGACTTATTACGGTT